GCTGAGGTGGGCCTGGCGGCCCACCTCAGAGGTTAGATAGACAGTGCCTGGCCTTCCAGACGATCAGCGTGCGCCTTCAAGGCTGCGTGGCTGGCGACGGCGGCCTTCCTGATCACGGGGATCAGGCGCTGGGCGTTCGAGCGGGCAGCGGAGGCGGTGGACTTCACTGCGGAACGGGCGTATTCGATGTGTGCTTTCATGGTTTGCATCCTCTTGTCAAGTACCGGCCAATCGCCGGAAAAATTTTTGGTTCTGGCATGAAAAATATTTTCGGATTGTTAACAAAAGTTAATGTTCGGAAAACTCCTTATTTATCAAGGGCCGTTTGGGGCATCACGTATACGATGGGCTGGCGATGGGTGAAATTGGGTGATTTTTAGCCAACGTCTGGGTTTTTGGTCGATTTTTCTGTCGATTTTTGTCGGTGGGGCAATCTCCACTCTTAGGCGTTTTGGGGTGTTTTTGCTACCGTTAGTCGGAAATATGGGGCTGTTTAGGCCAAAGGAAGGCTTCGATTGGCGGTTTGGGGCGATTCTGTTGAAACCGGGAACGGGAATTGCTAGGAAATTACTTATTGGTATGGGTCGGTGCGGTTTAGGAAGATATTGGAATATCGAGTGTCGGGAAAATTTACAGTGACGGAAAATTTTACACTTTTTGGATTTTGGAGACTTATGCGTTTTGATGAATCTTAGGCCGGCTAAGTTGTTGATTTGCAACGTCATATGAGTTAGGCGGTCGGTCGATTTTCAAGTTGCTCTGGACGTGCTACCAAAAAATAAATTTTCCAAAAATTTATATAAAATTTTCGTTCCCGAGTTTATAGGTGCCCGTCCACAAATCACCTTTTTCGAATTACCTAACACATAATATTTAATAATTTATAGTATAAGTAATAAGATAAAGAAAAGGACTGCGATTGGCGCCTCCCCTGCAACTCCCTACCGGGCCGGCCCTCTCTGAAATTCAGACTCCCCGATCCTGCCAGACTCCCCGACCCTCGCTGTCTGAAATTCAGACTCCCCGACCCTGCCCGTTCCCGCTGTCTGAAATTCAGACTCCCCAAATTGCAGGCAGCCGAAAGCCGGCCAGGCAGCCAGGCACACGGACACACACAGGCACACGGACACACACAGGGGCACTGACAAGCGCACTCACAGTGTGAGTGCGCTTGTCAGTGCCCCTGTATCAGCGGGCGACTGCCTCTATCTCAGCGTGACGGGCCGATACCATCTGCTCAAATTGGGACGGCGAATCGACGCCATCAAACGAACGGATGACGGCATAGACAATGCCGAACGAGAGAACGATTGCGCGGAGCATGGCGATTTCCTTTTTTGGGCGGATTTTCATGTGGCTGTCTGAAATTAAGACAGCCACATGAAAATCCGCCGGCTCAAGGCCGGCGGTAGATTAGGCGGCTTTTTTGGCTTTGCCTTTTTTGACGACAGGGGCATCTACGATGGCGACAGCTGCAAACTCGCCAGCGTAGGCCGCGAACATCAGCTCAAAGGTGGCGCGATCGGCGCAGCGACTAGCTAACTCGGCGATCAGTACGTCGGACGGAATCGCCGACAGCGGATTACGGCCGGCGTCCTCGCCGCCTGCCACCATGCCAGCGCCAAGCTGGTCAACTTTGACGCCATTTTGCGCAGCATCCGTACCGGTCGCGGCTGCGGTGACTACTTTCGGGGCAGGTACTGGTGCGGCTGTAATCGCATAAATACCGGTGCTGCGATCGCATTTAATTTTAACGCCGCATCCGGCGCCTACGATCCGACGGAAGCAATCGTCCAACCAATTTGTTATTGATCTTTTTTCCAGCGCATCCGGCGTCGCGTCGCGCAGAATGGCGCAATGGTTCGCGAGTATTGGGACGATTGCGTTAGCCACGTCAATGCCGGACATATCGTGCAACAGTGTAGTGATTAGACTGGCGATCGCTTTCTTTCCTTTACCTGCGGCGATAACGGCGGCAGTTATACCGCGCAAAGTGGCGGCAATTTCCTCGCCGGCGGAATCGTCAACGGGGCGGGTAAAATCATCAAGAAAGGAAAGGACTGCGGCACGCTCCGCGAGAATGCGATTTTCTAATGCGTTTTTGTTGGTTGCCGGTACGTGTTCCATTTTGTTTCTCCTGTCTGATATTCAGATAGTTAGTGGATGATGGGGCAAGGCACAGCTATGGTGCGACTGCTCACGTCGGCCCGGTGGCCAGAACGTGAGGTAACTATAACAAAGCATAGGACTATTGCATAAGATTTTATTTGCATAAGAGGCACCCCCGGTATGACTTTTTGGTTATAAGGGAGCCTGGCCGGGTTACACAGCCCCCTCACACAAACCCCGCCCAAAATTTTCCCCAAACTGTACAATGTACCCATGATTCTCCTCCTCCTCGCCCACAACCGCCTCGACGCCGCCCGCCACGCGCCGGGCCCCGACTTTGTCCTCCTCAAAACCGCCGACGATCTCAAGGGTTACAACTCCGTCAACGCCCGCCTCCTCGTCACCGACCACGCCTACCTCCACCCCCGCTTCACCGAGATCCTCCAGGCCGCCCGCCGCAGGAATCTCCAGCCCAATGCACCCTACCCCGACAAGGACCTGCGCCAGGACACACGCGGCCCGAAACGGGGCAGACGGTGGGATGATTGACGGCGGGAACCGCGCTACGGTAGGATGGAAATGAAACTCATCCTACCGTACCGGAGTAACCGACATGCCTTGCCCCAAACCGACCTACCCCCCGTGCCGTTTCGCTGAAGGCGACAAAGTTCAATGGAGCTCGCAGGCGCAGGGTCAGGAAAAGACCAAGTTCGGCACCGTGGTGAAGATCGTCAAAGGCGGTCGCCGCCCCACCGGCCTGACCCGCCTCGCCAACAAGTACACGCTGATGTTCAACGTCTACAGCCCGAACGTCCGCACCGCAGACACCGCAATGGTGGCCGTGGCCCCTCCCGCCGGCAGCAAAGCCAAGCCGAAGCTGTACTGGCCGCTGGACTCGCTGCTGAAGGCGGCGTGACATGGACCGCCAGACGCTGAGATTCAGCCCGGGAGAGGGCCTGCCTCTGGCCCTCTACGTGGGCCAGGTCAGGCTGAACGGCCACTGGAAGATGGCCGACGGCGGAGTGGTCGTCTACCAGCGGGTGTTGGACTTCGAGCAGGTCCTGCGGCCCGGCGACACCCTTCACCTGCATGTCAGCTACGAGGAGCTGGACGGCGCGGTCGAGTTCGAACCGTCCAAGGTGGCGGGCCTGGAGGCCGAGAAGCTCCTGCCACTCGGCAGTTGGGCCCGCCACCCCTCCACCGGCCTTGTTGGCGTAGTCCACGGCCGCGCTGTTTACCTGGAGGGCACGCCGATGCTGTACCTGAAGGCCGACGACGGCACCGGGAACTGGGTGGAAGAGTCTGAGGTCGAGCCGGTAATGGAAGAGTGCGGCCAGGGATAGCCCTTCCCATAACCTCCTACGGTACGGTATGATGTCCGAAACCCGACCGTAGGAGCCACCTGTGACAACCTTTCTGATAATCCTCTATGCCGCAGGCATTCTGCCGGCGTACTTCCGATGCCGGGCCCACAGCGGGGCAAGGCCGGGCTACGACCCGACCGCGATCGTAGTCGGCTGCGTGCTCGTCAGCCTGCTCTGGCCCCTGGTAGGTATCCTGCGGGTCGTCGACCGGGTGTTTGACCTCATCTTCCCTGCGCCTAAGGGGTGAGCGATGACAGTAATCTGGGCAATCTTCTACGTCATTGGCGCGGTACTGGTCTGGTCGAACCTGGTCACTTACCCCACGCCGATCGCGATGGCCTACCGCCTTAAACACCCGATGGGCGCGGTCCTCATCAACCTTTCCGTAGCCCTGTCATGGCCGCTCATCGGCCTGTACATCATCGTTATGGGGCTTACCGACATGCTCATCAGTCACTGGAGAAAGTAAATGGGTCCTGTATACCCGAAGCCAGACTACTCGAAACCACTGTGGGTCAAGCTCCCCGCCTGTGAGGTTCTGACGCACGAGAGCGTAGACCCGTCGACCCGGGTGAGGGTCTACGAGACGAAAGTCCCCCGCCTGTTCACGGTGATCGTCGATGCCCGCCGGATCACCCTGATCGAAGAGCACAGGGACTCCCGTTTCTCGATCGTCAGCTATCTGGAAACCGACGAAACCCTCCGCCGCTTCACGGTGAGGATGCCGGCGGAGGAAGTCTGGAAAAGCCTGCCATGACCTTCCGCGCGCAGTGGAACTCCCGCACCGGCCTTACAGTGACTGGGCAGCATGGGGCGACGCAGGCGCGTCGCTGGCGGGTAGAGGTAAAGGCCATCTACCAGTTCACTGTGCAGGAGGCGCAAGCCGTGATCGACGGCGAGACGTACGAGCAGGGCGCCGTGGTGCTGCGCAAGGAGCAGTGGGTTTGGCCGATGTCGGAGAAGCGGTTTTTCATCTCCGTGCTGGCCGATCGGGTGCAGGCAGAGCTGATGACGAAGCTGCACCCGGGGGAAGTGTTGAAATACGCTGAATTTGTCGCATTTGGGCGCTGATATCGACAAGAAAATGGAAGTTTCACCTCATTTTCTTGTCGATATCAGGCTATTTTTGCCCAACTTTTAAGGCAAAACCATGAAAATCCACCCCTATACAGCGGCTAAAATGGCCCGAATAGCGGCCGAATTGGAAGGCAAAACGCGGTACGTTGGCCGTCCCTGTTACAAGGACGGGAACCCGATCCGCACTGTTCACAAGAACCGGTGCGTCGTCTGCAAGCGGGCAGAGACGGCAGCCGCCCGAGCGAAGAAAAAGAGAGGTGAGCAGCATGTTTAAATGGCCGAGTGAGCGACGGATGGACCTTGCCGTCGAGGAAGTGACTGCCTTTTTGGCGCAGAAGGGCGTGCCGCTGGACGATGAACTGATCCAGCTGGCGACGCACCTGCGCCATGTGGCTTTTCAACAGTACCGAAATACCTACGCAGTAATGGGCACCCGGTTTTTGCTTGAGGGCGTGCTCGAGGCACGGAGACTTCGCACTCCGGCCGTGTCCGAAAACACGAAAAAGCTCCAGCGGCGCGCGGCGGAGCTGGAAGTCGAGCTGCGAAAAACCGAGGAGCGGCTGCCCGAGGCCGCTGTTGTGGGGGATGTGACTGATGCGATGGTTGAGTCCTACCTCAAAGCGCAACGCGAAAGCTGCGAGGGGCAGGAGCGGCACGGGGGTACGGGCATCGGCAGCATCGACTCCCGCAAAGCCTGCCGCGCTGGCCTTGAGGCTGCGTTTGCCTGCAATAGCCAGCCGGCAGGCGACCCCTGTACGGCAGCCATACAGTTCGCCCTTGAAGCCGATGACGGGTTGAATTTCCTGTACTACTGGAATGAAGGCGACTTTGACGTAATCAGAGAAGAGTGGCCGGACGCGCCTGGGGCGGTGTTTATCGGTGCGGACTCATTGTATAAACCGCCATGCGATCAGGGGGCAAAACCATGAGTGACCGCGAATTGTTAGAGCTGGCGGCGAAGGCGGCTGGGCTTGATTTGGTTTGGCATGCCGATGAAGTTGATGAGCCATGGCCGTTTATTGATGCTCACGTAAGATGGAATCCTCTGATCAGCGACGGTGACGCGCTGCGGCTGGCAGTGGGGTTGCATATGCGATTCGAAAACTGGACGACCTGCGTCCAGGCGTCGGTAGCGCGGCACTCCGTCATGGCGGTTTGCGAGGAAAGTTACCACCGCCATGACGGCGACGAACTCGCAGCAACCCGCAAAGCCATCGTCCTCGCAGCGTCTGAAATTGGCCGAGACATGCAGTCGAAGGGGCAAAACCGTGTTGATTAAATTGAGTGACGGTTGCGCCGTGTCGGTCGACGAAATTGCCGAGGTCACCATCAACCCCAGCAGCGAAACGCTGACCGTGCGGATGAAAAGTGGCGTGGGGCATTGTGTTAATCGCGACTACGGCAAAGGCATTTACGAGAAGTTTGATTCACTGACAGCCGAGGTCAATCGGCTGCGGGAGCTTGGAGGTAGCCATGAGTGATGAGAGAGAAATTTTGTTAAAGGTGACTGTGCCGGAAAATGTCCCGAAGTTTGAGCTATCCGACATTTTCGTCTCCGCGCTGTCCTGGGTGCTGCCATACACCGTCATGGAAGGCGACGACCCCGTTCCGAAGGTCATGATCGATCGCGCAAGAGAGAATTCGGAGGGGCCGCACGAATACTACCTGCAGTTCCACTTCGAGGCGGGCGAGCTCGTCGTCGACTGCGACGGCCTGCGCGACTTGCGCGAATCAGCCCCTGACAAGTTTAAGGCGGCCTACATGGAGTGGGTGGAGAAGACCGACTTCATGGACCACCTGAGTCTGCCGGTTAAGTATCTCGGCTGGCACCGAGCTGACGTCCTGCGCGACCTGATCACGAAGCAGGTCCCGAAACCGCCACCGAAGATGGGCACGCTCGTCGACCTGATGCAGGCGCTGCACGAGGTGGATACCCGGATCGACTGGGTCTCTACTGAGCTGGAGTTGGAGCGGCAGGCTCGCTTCGCGGAGGGTGGTGAAGAGCGGGCCGAGGTCAGGGAGATTTTGGCGCACATGCGCGCGTACAAGTCGTGCCTGATGCGGATGATCTCCCGCCGGTGTGGGGCTGCGTGATGTCCCTCTACTACACCGGCATCGGCAGCCGAAAAGTACCGCCAGACATCGCCTTACTGATGACCCTCATCGGACCCAAGATGGAGGAGGCCGGGTTTGTGCTGCGTTCAGGCGGGGCTGAGGGGTCCGATACGGCCTTTGCGGCGATGGTCTGGAAGGTGGAAATCTACCGGCCGCGCCGCGCCGGCGGATTCTCACCGGTCCATGGCACCATTGACGACTATCCGAAGCACCTCTGGGTCGAAGCGGAGAGGGTAGCCGCCTCTCTGCACCCGTTTTGGCCCCGTCTTGGCGAGTACGCGAAAGCCCTGCATACGCGCAACGTGTTTCAGGTGCTGGGCCGGGACTTGCAGACGCCTTCCAAGTTCGTGATCTGCTGGACGCCTGACGGTGCCGACGGGCAGATGGTAAAGACCTCGCGCGACACCGGCGGCACCGGTACCGCCATCCGACTGGCGGCCGAGAGAGGCATCCCGGTGGTCAACCTGCGCCGGGAGTCTTGGCGTAACGGATTTTTCTTGTGGTGTACCGGGGACCACAAGGAAGTGTTCGTCAATATGCGGACGACCTGGCCCGCCCTGTCTGAGAAATTTTGAATGCGCCGTGAACCCCTCGGGCGCCGGCCCCTGATAGCGATCCACTTCGACCCCGAGCGCACCTACGTCGGTCGCCCCGGGCCGTTCGGCAACCCGTTTGTCATCGGCCGGGACGGCGACCGCGCCGAGGTCATCGATAAGTACCGGAACCTGCTGAAGTCCAACCGCCGCCTGCACGAGCAGGTGCTGGCCGAGCTGCCGGGCCAGATCCTCGTCTGTCACTGCACCCTCGCCGAGGCGTGCCACGCTGACGTTTTGCTGGAGATTTTGAATGCGAGTTAGCTACCTGCAGCCGGGCATGGCCTGCACAGTGACAGGGGCCGGAGACCTCGGTCTGCATGCCGAGGCCCGCCCCTACCTGAACGCCCTTTGCGTAGTCGTGAAAGTGACGAAAGCGGGAATGGTCCAGGTGGCCAAAGTGTACGACCGCAAGCATACGATCAGCGTGCCCCCGAGAAACATCGAAACCCGCCTGCTGTGTGTGAATTTCCGTCTCCCGGAGGTAAGCCCTTCGGTGATTCTCCCCTTCCCGCCAGGAGCCCTGAATGCGCCTCATGCTTAACGGCCTGCCCGCGTGGCTGTGCCCCTCCCGCGACGCCGAGCCGGCCACCTACGTGCAGCGCCGGCAAAGAAACTACTATCGGACCCTCTTCCGCTCCACGCCGAAGTGGCTGAGCAAAGAGCAGATCGACGCTTACATGGCGGTGCACCGGGAGGCCCGCGCGCGCCGCAAGGCGGGGGAGAAGGTGCACGTCGACCACATCGTGCCGCTGCAGAGCGACTACGTGTGCGGGTTGAACGTGCCGTGGAACCTGGAGATTGTCGACGCCGTCCACAACATCCGGAAAAGCAACCGATGGTGGCCCGATTGCCCGTGGGAGAACCTTGACCTGTTCAGCGAACCCGAGCAATTTAGGCTTTTCTGAGGAGAAGTCGCATGACCCAGCAGTTGTCGCCAGTCCTGATGCTTTACGCCGGTGAGCCTGCGTTCCACTGCCCCGGCTGCAAGATGGTCCATCGGATCAATGTCAATGCGCCCAGCCCCTACAACGGCGCGCAGTGGACATGGGACGGCAACGTCGACAAACCCACCTTCCACCCCTCCCTGCTCATCCCTAACCGGTGCCACTCCTTCATCCAGGCTGGCAAGATCCAGTTCCTGCCGGATTGCGACCATGAACTGGCCGGGCGCACCGTCGACCTGCCGGTGCTGACCGACGACGATCTCTGGTAACGCCAATCGAAGCCCCCCGGCCAGCTTGCAAGCTGGCCAGTGGTAGCATTCCGGCATTCGTGTATTCGGAGCCTATCCCTTGGCCGTCACCGCAACCCCTCGTATTGGCAACACTGGCGAACGGCTGGATCTCGACATCCGGCAAGGTGCCAATTTCGGCCCTTACGAGGTGCAGGAAATCGACGACGCCACCGGTTTGCCGATGGCGCTGACTGGCAAGTCCTTTCAGGGCCACATTCGGCGCACGCCCAACACCGCGGGCTCGCCGATCGCGACGTTTACGTGCCAGGTCGTCAACGAGCTGCTGGGGATCTGGTCCTTTTCGTTATCGGCTGCGACCACCGCGGCCATCTCCGCGGGGAACAGCCCCACCATGCCCGAGTCGCGCTATACCTACGACATCGAGATGGTGGACGCGCTGGCTGGCAGGGTGGAGCCAAGACTGTTCGGCAACGTCTTCGTGACGGCGGAGAACACGAAGATATGAGTCTTATCGTTGAGGCGCCCATGAAGCTCGTGCTTCGTCTGTCGCGTGCGGTTGCGGAGTCGGTGCTGCGGAACATGCAGCTGATCCTGTTTCAGGCCGAGGTCGACAACGGCCTCAGTGGCGCGGCGGCGACAGTGGATTTCGCTGCCCATTCCAAGCAGGTGATCACCGTCAACCAGGACACCACGATCACCATCGGAGCGCTGCCTGGGCGGGGCAACTTCCAGCTCCGAATTGTCCAGAACGGGGTGGGCGGGCACGCGGTGACGATCGCCGGCTTGTCTGCCAATAAGTGGATCGCGGCAGCGGCGCAGCCCGCGGTGAATTTAAATCCGGAGGGCGAGTCGTTGCTGAGCATCTACAACGACGGCCTCGCCACCCGGCAAAGTTTGGTCAAAGTAGGCGCCGTGTAAGCGCAAATTCGAGGGCATTGCCATGATGAAAGGGTTGAAAGAGTCTGCGTTGGCGCTGGCAGTTGCGGCGGCAGGGGTATCTAGCAATGGGGCATTGGCGGAGGACGTCAAAGCCCATGGTCACTACACGGTCGTCGCCACCGGCCCCGTGGAAGAGTTCCGCGCGGAGTACGTGCGACTGCGTGACCTCGCGGCCGAGGCGGACGCTGCGGGCGACGTTGCCCGGCGTGAATACTATCTGGATGAGCTCGGCAGCATCCCGATGGAAGAGAAGTGGAACGACACTTGGTTCCCCAACCTCGTCACGACGGCCGGCAAGAACGACCTGCTCGACAAATACTTTGCCGGCTCGGCCTACACCGCCGCCTGGTACCTCGGCCTGGTCGACGGCGGCTCGGCGCCGACGTACGCCGCAGGCGACACCGCCTCATCGCACGCAGGCTGGACGGAGTTCGTCAACTACGCCGCAGCCACGCGCCCGGCACCGACGTTCAACGCCGCCGCGTCCAGCAGCAAGGCCACCACGGCTACGGCTTTCGCCATCAACGGCGCGGGTGGTGTGGTTGCGGGCTGCTTCATGATCACGAACAGCACCAAGTCGGGAACCACCGGTATTCTGTACTCGTGCGGCAGCTTCACCGGGGGCAACAAGACCGTCGCCAACGGCGACACACTGAATGTCACGTACACGGCGGGAGCCTGATACGTAAAATAACTTGCCTGGTCGGCGGGTAGTTTTTACACACAGATTTTGGAGATTTGGCATGGCCATCGTCAAAGGCAGCAAGGTTCGTAAAGTCATCCCCGATATCGTCGGCACCGTGATCGAGGCGCGCACCACCGAGGACGCCACGTTCGAGTACCTCGTGGAATACGCCGACGCCAATGGCGAGGTGCAGCGTCGCTCGTTCCCGATCAGCGAGCTGGTCGAAGAGCCGGAGGGCTCGTAATCCTCCCGCGCGGACTGGCGGCACTGCTGTTGTCGCCACTCCTCGCCCTTGCCGGCCTCCCGGCAAAAGAGGAGATGAGGTATTGCACCGACCCCGCGCACGTCGCGCGGCAGGTGGACGGCTCCATTCGCCGCGACATGGTAGTGGTGGCCAAATTCAAGCGGCTGTACCCCTGCCCTTCCAACGGAACCACCTATGGCGAGTGCCCCTACTGGGCGATCGACCACGTGATCCCGCTGGTTTGCGGCGGCTGTGACGCCGTGTCGAACATGCAGTGGCTGCCCGTGTCAATCAAGAGTGCGGCGGGATCGGCACCGAAAGATCGGTGGGAGCGCCGCGTTTATTGCGGAGTGAGATAATTGAGCATTCTCGGCACCCTACCGCTTAATCTTGGCTGGCGTAGCGACGCTACATTTACCGATGTCGCTCTTGGCGCCGATGTCCCTGCCGGGACGCAGGTTGCGCTTTTATTTGTGCGGCATGACAACGGCGTTATAAATTCTGTTTCAACGAACTTTGGCGCCGCAAGCATCATTTCGCAGGTTTCTAGTGGCGGGCCACGCTGCGCAATTGTCCAAGTCGATGTGACCTCGACGGGCGCTGGAAAAACTCTGTCTTTGACTTTTAGCGCCTCTGGCAACGGCGCGCGAATTGTCGGCTTTATTTTTCTCAACGAGTTAAATCTAACGTCACAGGCGGCGTGGCTGCGTGGCTTTTCGACCGCGGCAAGCGCGACTGCGACGGTAAGTTCAAACACCACAGATACGGTAATCGTGGCGCATGGATGCTGGGGCAGCGGCCCGCCGTCGGAGCCGACAGATACAACGACCGTGATCGCGCCGTTCAGCCACGACAACAACGATCAGCGCGTTGTTACCGTTAACACTCCTGGCGCGTCAAGCACCTCAACAACTTCGTCTGGCAACAACCCGTCAGCAGCCGCCGTGTCGATTATTTTCACGGCGGGCACCACGCACGACAGCGCCAGCACCGAGAGCGTGAGCAGTTCCGACGCCAGCGACGCCTCGGTTGTCAGGGCCGCCACCAGCGCGGAAAACGCAACCGCCGCCGACTCGTCAACGACCCAAGCGACCTTCAACTCGGCGTCGACAGAATCAACCACGACTTCGGATATTCAGGCTGGCGCTCTAAGCACGAACGGCGCAGCGAGTGAATCCGTGGCGACCGCCGACAGCTCAAGCAGAAGTTTGACTCAGCCTGCCGTACAATCCGAAAGCGCCACCGCGACCGACGCAGCAAGCACCAGCGCCGTCCTGAACTCGGCCCTGACAGAATCAGCCTCGCTCTCCGACCTGCTTTCTGCTGTCGCGGCATGGGCAGCCTCTCGTGTGGAAGCGGCGGCCACCGCCGACACCGTTACGGCGCGGGCCGACTTCTCCAGCGCGAGCACAGAGTCGGTCGCTGCCAGTGAGCTGTCGGCAGCTCAGGGCACCTTCAGCGTGACGTTGAGCGAGTCCGCCGCCGCGACTGAGCTGCAGATGACCGGGTCTCTCAGCACTGCGACCCTGACCGAGGCACTGTCTCTGACCGAGGCATCGACTGCGCTCGCAGCCCTCGCCGCTATTGCCGCGGAGTTGGTCGCCGCCTCGGACGCCGGGACGGCACTGGCCGCCCTGAACGCACTGAGCTTGGAACCGGCCACCGCCTCCGAGGTATCCTCCGCAGTGGGCAGCCTGCAAGGGCTGATCGCTGAAGGGGTGGTTTCGGTCGACGCCGTTACCGGTGCTACCGTCATCAGCCGCGGAGTCGCCGAGGCAGTCGCGGTGCTCGATGCGTCGACGGGCACGGTTCTGGTCACCGCCTCGGGGGCTGTCCCCGTTTTGTTCATCTTCGACGGAATTTGAGGTTACGTCATGCGCTCGATCTTGCTGTTCCTGGCCTTGTTGGCCTCCACGTTGGCCTACGCCCAGACGGGAGTGGATCTGAAGCTGACCCAGAAGGGCTATTACAAGGTCAAGAAGCTGGACGGTACGGTATTCCCGGAGAACTACTCTGCCCTCAATACGGCGGAGACTCGGGCGATGCAGGAGGCGTTGACGTGCGGGTGTGAGATCCGGATCGTGCCGCCGGAAATATCGGTGATCATGTCCGTGGTAACCAGCACGACCCCGCCAGCTACTGGGCCGGCAGTGGTGCAGTTCAGCTGGACGATCCCCGCTACGCGGACGAACGGCGCGGTTCTGCCTCCGTCCGAACTTGCCAAGTTCGAGTTGTACCTGACGAGCGGGTCCACTACTTTGCCGGTGGTTACGGTGCCGATGCCAGGCGTCGCGACCTCCTTGACCCTGGCCCCTGGCAACTATTCGGCGGCCATATCAGCATTCGATACGGCGGGGCTGAAGTCGCCCCTTTCTACCGTGGTTACGTTCGATATCCCTTGAGGGTAGAGGCGGGCTGAATCAGGACCTCGTCGTCGGGTAGTTTCGAAGTCCTGACGATGGGGTACTTCACCTCGTTGACGTTCCACGCAATGCCACTGCGGGTGGCGATCGTCTCGGCCGAGGTGTTAAGCACGAAAAACCCGCACTTCTCGGCACTCTTCTTCAGCTGGCGCCTCTGATCCCGCGACAGCATCGCCTGCTGACTCGAAATAATCTCCACCAGTTCCGAATACTTTCGCTTGCCGGCGAACAGAACCGGCGGGAAGTCACAACCGTGCAGCGCGCGCAGGATCCCCTGCAACGCTTCTTCCTCGGCACTCATCCCGCCCTGGCTACCGGTAATACTGGTGGCAAGTCCGCCCGTGTCGGCGCCTATCATGCGTTTTGCCGTTGCTTTAGTGTCCACTAACAGGTCTCCTGGCTGGATTTTGGGAGTAGTTTGTAGCGGAGGATCATCCCCTCAACGCCCTGCGCTGAGCGCCCGCCCAGCTCGTTGGCGATTTCTTTTTGAGAGGGTCTGCCGCCTTCGCGGTTGAGGAGTTCGACGACTTTCTTGACCTCGGGCATGCGCCACCGGGGCACTTTCCGCAGGCGCAGATGCTGCGCCTTTTTGTAGACCATGTCCCTGGTCCTTCCGAGCTCTTCGGCGATATCGTTTGCCGACTTTAGGTGGTAGTGGGTCTTCAGGAAATGGATCTCTTCGGTCTTCCAGCGGCCGGCAGCTTCCATCGGAGTGCTCCAATCAGGTGGGTTTGCCTCACTTCTAAGGCAAGGTCAGTTACTATTACATCCGACGGGCCCAGTAAACACAAGGCTTTAGCCAATTCGGGTGTAAAAAGTAAGAAAATGTCAGAGAGACGTAGACCAGAAACCACACTTCTGCTACGCGCGGCGGGTAAGAAGAACACCAAGATCGAGGTATTCCGGGGCGACCAGTTCAAGGTCGAACACCACCGGACCCTGCGAGGCAGGCCGCTGCGCGAAGAAGAGCTGGGAAACTACGTGCGCCTGCGCGTCAACGGCCGGTGGTTCCCGCGGCAGGTCCGCACCCTTTACACTCGATGGCAATTTATCCGCATCCTGAAACAGGAGATTTTCAATGAATCAGTTCGACCTCGCCCTGCGCCGTATTCAGAGGTCCGACCGGCCCCTGCTCCAAGGGCCGTGGATCATGGCAAAAGCCCTGTTGACTGGGGTGTTCAGTCCGCCGCGTGTGCGTGAGGAGGGTGGCGAGGTTTACGAAATCCCCGCCGGCGCGCTGGTTATGCCGTTCGTCGGCATAGTCGAACTCTTTCGCTCTCTCAAAGTGGTTGGCCGGCATCTACTGTCCCTGATCGGGGCAGTGTTTGGGTTTGTGATGCTGTGCGGCATCTTCGAGCTGATGCTCGTCAGCACTTTGCTGACCGCCCTGGTGTACCTGGCCGCCGCCCTCACCGCCCCACTGTGGTGCCCCGTCCTGTGGATTGTCGCCACGCGTTTGCAGCTCCGGAAGGCACGCAAACAGGCTGAGGCGTCAGGCCTATGACCGCTTCCTTTGCCGACTTCGACGCAACCATGCGGCAGAGCGCCAGCGCCCCTGCCGACCGCGACCGTGAGCTCACCTCGATGGAGCTGGCCGTTGCTGTCGACCGGATCATCCACGAGATCATCCCGAAGCTGAGTGACGACCAGAAGTGGAAGCTGCGGTGCGCGCTACCCGCCCCGGCCTCGATCGATGAAAATTCGGAGGCGGCCTACGGCGCCAACTTCTCCATCGCCAATGAGATCGACCTGCAGGTCAAGGCACTGCGCGCGCTGCGTGAGCACTACCTGCCCGAAGGCCGCCTGCGCGACGGCGTGTCGCCGAAGGAGTTCAAGGACTTCCTGTCCACCACCAACCAGATGGTGAAGATGCTGATCAGCAGCCACGAAGAGGTGATGAACATGGAGCGAAACCGTCTCGTCGAGGCGTCCACGGTGGACATCCTCAAGGAGATGGCGGACCCGAAACTGGTGAAGGCGCTCGGCTACGACCCGTGCGCGATGTTCCTTGAGAAACTGGAACAGAAGCTGGAGATGATTGAGTGAGAGCGGAAATCAGCGCATACCTCTCTCGGGTACGCATGCAGGCCTACGAGGCGCGGGATTTCAGCCAGATCCCTCAATGGGTGGAGCGCAACACCCGAGACCCGATCCACGTCGACCGCAACTGGACCTTCCTCGATCACGAGTACCAGATCGATATCATGGCCGATACCGCGCCGGAGATTTCCGCGCAGAAGTGTTCGCAGGTCGGCGCCTCCGAATTCTGGGTCCGCATGATGCTGGCCATGATGGGGATCTCAAAGAAGATCACGATCATCTACATCCTGCCGACCAGTGGCATGGCGACCAAGTTCGCGAGCGGCCGGATCGACCCTGTCATCGACGACTCCCCTGTGCTGCGCGCGATGATCGACAAAAACCTGAACAACACGCGGCAGAAGAAGCTCGGCCGCTCCCTGCTGTACATCGCTGGCACGATTGGCCAGAACTCCGCGATCTCGGTACCGGCGCAGGCGCTGTTTCGGGACGAGGTGGACTTTTGCGACCAGCGCACGCTGACCACCTTCAACTCCCGTCTCGGCCACAGTGCCGCCGGCGAGTCGCTGGTGCGCTCGTTCTCCACCCCGACCGTGTTCAAGTACGGTATCAACGCCCTGTTCATGGCCGGCAGCCAGGCGTCGAGACTGGTCAAGTGCCAGCACTGCCAGACGTGGGTGGATATCGACTACTTCCGAGACGTGGAGATCCCCGGGTTTGACAAGGCTTTCCGGGAGTTCGAGAAAGAGGACCTAGAGAATTCCCTGATCCGTGTCGACGACGCATTCTTCCGCTGCAACCATTGTGGCGAGCCAATGGACGAGGCGTGGCTTGCTCAGCCGGAGTTGCGAAGCTGGGTCCACCGGTACCCTGACAGGAAAGACCACCACAGCTACCAGATCCTGCCCTGCGACGTGCCGACCATCAACCCGCTGCGTCGGACCATCCGGCAGATCAAAGACTACGACACGAAGAAAGACTGGGTGAATTTCAAGGTCGGGATCCCCTACGAGGACGAGGCCAGCAGCTTCCTGATAGACGTGATTGATGAGGCGGCCGTCTCTGAGCCCTCGCTCCGCATCCCGGACACGACACTCGAGGCCATTACCACGCGCCGATGTTACATGGGGGTGGACGTCGGCAAGGTGTGCTGGATAACGATCGGGGCCCCCAACGACCGCGGCGGGTTCGACACCATCTACCAGGAGCGCATGCGGATTGATGGAGAGAACGGCGCCGGTAAGCGCGCGATGCAACTGTTCCGGGTGTTCAGCTGCACTGCCGGCGTGGTCGATGCGGGTCCTGACCTGTCACTGGCCGCCTACCTGACTGAGCAGGGCAAGGGTCGGATCTTCGCCTGCCAATACCTGACGAAGCGCAACAGCCGGTCGCTGGACATCATTCAGAGCAAGGACGACGAGACGCGGATCGTTCAGGTTCTGCGCAGCGCGAGCTTCGACGAACTGACCCGCCTGTTCAACCGCAGCTACGCCCGCTTGAACCGAATGACGCCGGAATACGAGCTGGTCAAGAAGCATTTTCAGGCGATGAAGCGGATCGAGACAAAAGACACCGCAACCGGCGAAGTCGTGGTGCAGTGGGTCAATGTTGACGAGGACCACTACGCGCACTCGGCCAACTACTGCATGATCGCGTTCCTGTTGGCGGGGATTCAGCCGGCGTCTGACGTCATCCCCTACATCCCCGGCCTGCTGTCAGCCAAGCTGAAGCAGGTTGAGGACGACTCCAAACGAAGCTGGCCCTCCGCCTTCGGCGGCTGAGGCCGCATATACTGCCGCCCATTAACTCACTTGGAAGAATCAGCTTGGCTGCCAACAAAAAGACAGCGACGGTACAGCTTCCTCGCACGCTGGTCGCCAAGGTCGTTGCGGAGACGGTCTACGGCCGCACTGAGGACGGTCAAAACGTCGCCCGCGATAACCGGACGCTGATCAATGAAGGCATCTCGGTTGTTCGCACCCGGAACTCTCTCGTTGCCGCTGTCCGGGACCTCGACGCGCGCGACCCGATCATGTCCAGTGCGATGTTCTCGGTGGTCGAGATCGCCATGTCCACCTATAAGGTCATGGCCTACAACACCCAGACCACCCAGTTCGACGTAGCCGGGTCGATCCTTGCTGAGCAGATCATCGCCCAGATGGACACCCTGTACGATTACACGAAAGGGTTTGGGGACAAGCTGGGCTTTGAGGCCACGCTCGAGCAGTGTCTGCTGGAAACCGCCTTTACGGCGGGCCTGGTCAACGAGCTGGTGCTGGATAAGGCACGCCTCCCGGATCGGATCAACGTCATCCCCTACGAAACTATCAACTGGAAGGCGGCGAAGGGTGGCCGCGTACCTGAGCAGCAACGCTCTCAGGGAGATCCCGTAATCCTCAACTATCCGACCATTTTCGTTTCAGAGCTGCACCGCCAAGGTAGCCGCGCCTATGCCGATGGCATGTTTGCCGCCGCCGTGAACCCGTCCTTCGCCTACAACGAGTTTCTGGAAGAGATGCGGCGCGCGGTTCGCCGGCAGGGCCATGGCCGCATGACGCTGACAGTGAGCCAGGAGCAGGTCCTCGCTGCGCTGCCGGAAGAAATTAAGTCGGACCAGAAAAAGCTGCAGGCAGCCCTGGATCAGGTCCTCGTCAACATTCGCACGACCTTGCAGAACCTGAACCCCGAAGACGCCATCGTGGTGTATGACTCGGTCAGCCCCGACCTACTCAAGGGCGAGGGCGAGAAATCCGACTATGTGCCAATGATGGAGGCGATGGCGGCCCAACTGGCTACGGCCGTGAAGTCTAACTCCTCGATCCTCGGCATTCGGTCGAAAGGCTCCCAGAGCCTGTCGAATACCGAGTCGCTGATCTATTTGAAAATTGCCAAAGCCATCCGCCGCCCGGTCGAGACCAACATCTCCCGGATCCTGACCCTGGCCTGCCGCCTGTACGGCTCCGACGTGTTCGTCAAGTTCGCGTTCGACCCGATCAACCTGCGCCCCGAGGATGAGCTCGAGGCGTTCAAGACCATGCGCCAACAGCGCATTCTTGAGCAGCTGAGTGAAGGGTTCATCACCGACGAAGAGGCCGGTTGGCTGCTGGGAACCGGTGACCGCGCGCCTGGCGCACCTAAACTTTCCGGGACAGGCTTCCAACGCGGCTCAAAAGGCATAGACGCCAGCAAAGCCAGCCCGAATGACGACCCACAGGGCCGCGCCCTGCAGCCCGACACGCCCAGCAAGGCGGGAGGAGAATCACAATGAGCAGTAAGCGAGCGGGGCGCCGTTCCGTCCGCCAGCCCCTGATCGAGATGACTTGGCTCGGCAATGACGAGAGCTACCTGCATTTCAAGGCCAACGAGTTGCAGATCCAGGGGCTGACCCCAGCACAGCTGGAAACCATGCAACTGCGCGGCACCGTCATCACCGAAGACGAAGACCCGGATGACGAAGATCCGAATGACGAGTTCGGCGTCTACGGCCACATGCTCAGCCGCGCTGGCAACGTCGCCATCCTCGATGTAAGCGGCTCACTGGTGCCGAAGTATTCCTGGCTCAACCAGTATTACGGCCGAGTCTCCTATGAGGAGATTCGCGGCGCCTCCCTTGCTGCGCGCAAGGCCGGGGTTGACGCCATCCTGGTGAATTTTGACACCGGCGGCGGCGCCGCCACCGGCATTATGGAGCTGTCTGATTTCTGGAAAGAGCTGGACAAGCAGGTGTCAATCTACAGCTATACCGGCACCAACATGCTGTCCGGCGGCTACTGGCTGGGGTCCGTGGGCCGGCGCCTGTATGCCAATCAGATGGCTATGGTGGGTTCGATTGGCGTCATAACTGCACATTTCAGCTATGCCCGGGCGCTTAAAGAAAACGGCGTGGACGTTACAATGATCCGTGCCGGTGAATTCAAGGCTTTGGGTTCACCCTACGAGAAGCTCGACGACGTTGCAAAAGCGGAAATCCAAGCCCGGCTGGACCGAACCTACGAAATGTTCACCGGGCACGTATCTGCTCAGCGCGACATCCCCGTCGGTAAGCTGATCGAGACTGCAGCCGAAGGGCGGGTATTCTTCGCCACTGACGCGATCGAAGTAGGGCTGGTAGACGCTGTACTGTCGTTCGATGCCGTCGTTCAAGACGTGTCCGAACGCTCCCGTAAAGCGAAGTCCACTTCCGTTGCGAAGCCGACTGCACAATCCATGAATTTTAAAGGTGACGATATGAAACGCTCCCTCAATGCGAAAGGCAAGGACGCAGTAGCCTCCGGTCTGTCGGTGGAAGAAGCCCTCAAGAACCCGGAACTCAGCCAGGAAGGGGAGCCGGTGGAAGAGCAGGCACCCGCAACTCCGACTACGGAAGAGCAGGCACCCGCAACTCCGACCGCAGAAGCCCCGGCGGCTGTAGCTGCAGAGCCCGGTATGCTGGATCGCGTTATCAGCCTGTCGGCTGAACTGGCCACCGCCAAAGCCGAACTGGCTGCTGCCAAGTCGGCTGTGGAAGTGGCCAACGGCAATCAGACCAGCCTCATGCGAATTGCTGTTGACGCAGTGAACCGCATGGCGGTGGCCCTGAACCAGCCGACGATCAAGGTCGACGACGTCACCCCGCAGGCTCTGATCTCCCTGCATGCCCGCACCCAGTCTCAGTTTGGTGAGAAGTTCCGCATCGGCCCGCAAGCCGAGGTGGCGTCCGACGACGACCTGAGCGAGCGCACTCCGGTGCAAGTCCCGCATCTGCCGGCCAGCCTTGTGGCCATCTAACCCTCACCACACTTTTCGGAGTTACTCGAAATGACCGACTTTGTTTTTAATGAAAAAGTCACTGACGCGATCAAAGACACCGTCAGTGCCGCTCTGGGCTCCGCGGCTGCACAAGGCTACGGCGACAACGACATCGGCAAGCCTGTGGTAATGGGCTCGGCCAACAACTACGTGATCGCTGGCGACGGCGTGCCGATCGAAGGCTTCATCAACGCGATCGAGCCGGACACTGTAAACCAGGGCTTTGCCTTTGGTTCCGTGCAGCGCGCGGGTCGCAAGATCGTCGAAGTTGCCGCCACCTACACGGTGACGCTGGGTGGCTACGTCCTGGCCGCTGCGCAGTCTGCGGCTGGCGTGGCTTCCACCGGCGCCAATGCGCTGCCGAAGGTTCGCCCGGCCGTCGCCACTGCAGCTGCCGATGACGGTGCGTCGCTGACTAACGCAGGCCTGTACGCATGGCGTGTCATCCGTCTGATCGACGGTGTCGGCACCGCTGGCGCCAAAGTCCTCATCGAGCGCGTGTAAGCGCGCTCGCCACCCAGTTTTCGGAAGGAAGTACACCATGAGCGAGCAAGTAAAGTTCAAACTGCGTGACCAGGCGGGCAACCTCGCTGACGTCGACTTCAACCTGCGCGAGTACGACGTGGCGGCCCAGCAAGGCCTGACCCTGTCTCAATACCTGAATCGCACCCACGGCACCAAGACCGACACCGTGAAATACGGCGACGTCATGCAGCAGTTCATGCTGCACGAAGGCATCTTCGTCAATTCGGATCGCAAGTTGGGCTACCGCGCGCCGACGATGCAGGAAGTGCTGAACACCGGCATCCAGATGAACTCGATTACCCGCAACGACGGCTCTCAGCGCCACACTCCGAGTGGGCGCCTGCTGTTCCCTGAGATCATCATGCGTACCATCGAGTCGCAGTTGAACGACAACCATGACGACATGCTGGGCGGCTGGGCCTCCATGATTGCGCAGACCGCGACGATCACTGGTCCGAAATTCGATCAGCCGGTACTCAACACGCAGCGCCCGAAAGAGAGCGAGTCCAACCCGATTTCGCAACTGTCCGAACCGGACGTGATGCTGTCGATCACCGTGTCGGACAAGAGCTACTCGGTTCCGACCAAGTCGATCGGCTTGATCATCTCCGACCAGGCAGTTCAGTCCAGCACCCTGGACCTCGTCAATCTGGCGATGACCGCTCAGGCCCGTCAAGAGCGCGTGCGCATGGTCGAGGCCGACATCGCTGCGATCTTTGGCGGTGACGTTGACCGTGGCGAAGCAGCGAAAGCCACCTTCACTGCGCAGTCGCTGGATGCCGCTGTGACCACTGCCGGTACCATCACCCACCGCGCATGGGTCAAGTATATCCACCTCAACCGTCGCCGCATGGCGGTCAGCAACATCGTTTGCGACATGGATACCGCACTGGCCCTGCAGGCTCGTTCGGGCAAACCGACTCGCGACACCGTGTTCGTCGGCCAAGCTGAGGCGTTCAACAACTCCTTCACGGTGGACAACCTGGCTGGCCAGGATCCGCGCATCCTCGTCGTGGATAACGGCGTCATCGCCGCCAACACGGTCGGGGGCCTGGACGCCCGCTACGCTCTGCGCCGCGTCGTCAACATCGCCGCTGCCTACAGTGCGATCGAGCAGTTTGTTCTGCGCCGCGCGACCGCTTTCCGTGTAGACTTCGGCGAGATGACCCACTCGTTGTACTCGGATGCGTTCAAGGTAATGACCCTGACGGTGTAACCGTCTGGTTCTGGAGGGGGGGCTGAGGCCCCCTTTTTAGTATTCATTTTTGGAGTTTGTTATGAGCGAAAAGAAAAGCAAGGCCAAGGGAGACCAGAAGCTGGAGACGGAAGTTCAACCGGAGGCCGAAGCTGTCGAGACGGTAGTTCAACCGGAGGCCGAAGCTGTCGAGACGGAAGTTCAACCGGAGGCCGAAGCTGTCGAGACGGAAGTTCAACCGGAGGCCGAAGCTGTCGAGACGGAAGTTCAACCGGAGGCCGAAGCCGCCCCTGAACTTGCCCCCCAAGTACCGCCAGTGACCCCGCCGGAAGCTGAACCTGAGACGGAAGTGTTCGAGTGCTGGCTGCGCACGGAGCGGTTTCGCTACACCGACCCTTTCACGGGCATCTCCTACAGCCGGAATCCGATCAAGCACATTGGCGTTATTCCGGAAGGCAGCTGGCTGCATTGCCAGGTCGCCGCCGGCCTGATCAAAAAGGCGTAATCCATGGCGGAGCTGGGCACCTATACCACCACTGAGGCTGTCAGGGCGTGTCTCGGGGTAGACGACAACGATTGCGGCGACGCAGTGATGGTCGACTCCCTGCTTGACGTCGAGCTGACAGTCAATCTGGACAGCTGGCTGCCCACTCACGCCGCGCTTTTCGCAGCAGGTACCGCCACCGGCGCTGTCACCGCTGCTGTTCGGCAGGCCAATCTGATTAAGCTGTATGCTCAGTGGTGGTGCGCTAAGGAGCTGGCCGCGCGCCAGCTTCTGGCCCCTCAGCTGAGCACCGACGGCAAGGCCCGACTGGATCGGTTCAAGGTCGACTTGGAGATGGTGGAGGCGAAAGCCTACGCGCGCTGCGCCCAGTACCAGAACCTGCTCCGGGAGTCCGTGGCCGAGACCACCGCCACCGCCGCCGGCCTCAATCTTGTGCTCGTCGCCCAGCCGGGTGCCGACCCCATTACGACGTCGATCCAGTAATGCGCCTCTCTCGAGCTATAGGCCGCCAAGCCAAGACCCCGGTCTACTACTGGGATCCTATCGGGTACGAGTGGCTGGACTCCGGCCTGCGCGCACGCCTGCAGGTGTACGATCGGTTTATCAGCGAGCGGTCCTTCGGCCAGAAGAAGCGGATCCTGACGTTGTCGGGCTTGGCCACCATCGAGGACGACAAAAGCATTATTCGGCTCGGGGACTCCGAGACGGTGTTTCTGGTCGAGAGCCTCAACGAGGATATAGAAGGCGACACGGTCTACGCCTCGACGTACTCGGTGCGGGAGGCCCCGTACGAGGTCGACCTCTGTAACCGGGCAAAGACCACGGCAGCCTCCGGTCTGGAAGTGCTGGGTGCCGAGCAGGTGCTGGCCACCACGTGGGTCGACATCGAACGCTACTCAGCCGTAGACTCCCGCGAATTCGCCAACACCGACTACACGATCTTCACGGTATCTTTCCCGAAAGGCCTGACCCTCAGCACCGATACGTACCTGCGTCGCAAGTCTGACGGCATGGTGCTGGATATCAATGAGCTGTTCTTCAACCTGGAACTGCCTGCAGCAAGGTGTCAACGCCGTGGATGAAGCCCTGTTCCTGCTCGCACTGAAAAGCACGCTCGATAAGGTCATGCTGGACCTTCGCGCTGAGCTCCTGCCTGCGTATCCGACCCTTCTTGCAGTGGAAGTGGACGATATGGCGGAGACGGATGTGGCACAAAAGTCTGACGCACCGGCCCTGATTTGGTCCTTTGGCACCCTGGCCCCGGCCCCGCGCGCGCCCATGTACCGGGTAGAGTTCATGGTAGGGGCCAAGACCACGGCGGATTCCGGAAACTACATCCTGACCGCCCTGCTGACCAAGGTCCGTCAGAAGTTTACTTCCGACACCACGCTCACCCTGCTGGACCTGTCGGGGCCTGTGGCGGGCACCAACCCAGTCGGCTTCCTGCACGTGGCCTCCAACGAGATAGCTCCGCAGGAGCACGATCGGCAGTCAGGCCTGCGCTACGCCCTCGTTCGCGGCAGCGCCGTAGCGTATGGCTAAGAAATCCGGCAGCATCACTTTCAACAAGATCACCCGGAAGACCGAGGCGGCCATCCTCGCTGCATACACCTCCCGATCGACTTCGCCGCGGGTTGTCAAGGACATGCAGAAGCGGATCGAGAGCAAGTACCTTGCCTACGTCGAGGAAGAGGCCACAAAACACTATCGAAACGTCCTCTCTGAACTAGACGCCATCATCCAGCGCGGCGTTCCCGGGGCGGAGCACTACCTGCCAAACCTGCAAGTATCCACCCCTGACGGGGCCTCTGTATCCGCCTTGATTGCCTGGAAACAACTGGCACCGAGCACTTTAGCCCGAAAGGAAGGTACGGGGACGGCCAAACGAAGCGTCGGGGCGGGTAAATTCTGGTTGGATCGGGGACAATTGAGGCGCGCTTTTAGACGCATCGGGTCTGCTCAGGTGAAGGTCACCGCCAGAATCGTGCGTGTCCGGGGTGTAGCCGGAGGGTTCGCCTTCGACGTCGCTCTGGAGCTATCAAGGCTACCCCGAACTTTCCTGAATGACGCGATTCGTAGGGCGCTGATAGAGGGACTGAACGGGGTGGACTCACCGAACCTGTCG